TGTTTTTCATCATTCTGTGTAGAATCTTCTTTGTTTGAATCGTACTCATTAGTACAGACAGCTAATCGTTGGTCGGAATCTGTATATTCACTTGCCATAGTGTCGTCTCCCATACATCTAGTTATAAAATCCTGCCTAGACTCATTCGTATTTGGTTTGGGTATAGGCATATTACATTATATAGTATCTTATACGATAGATTAGCACAATATAAAGTGTTATAAAATAAATTATGTTAAATCCCTCTCGTCAGCGTAAATTATTACACATCTACAGTTTATTACATTAGCAGCACCACCTTTTGGGTCTCCTGCGTATCCCATAGGCATACCGCCAACAGTAAAGTCTTCATTCATATCTACAACTTGTCCATTAGCAGAAACATGACTTGACCTAGTTCTTCCGTCATTAGTAGCCACCCATTTTTTCAACATCTTAATTCCTAAGTCTGCTTCTACTTTTTGATGATAAGAATGATTAGCAAAAGATGCTGCGTTATGGGTTTCAGTTCTAGCAATTAAAGCAGCTCTACTTCTACTGATTGGTAAAAACTTACTTGATACTAATTTAGCTATTTCAGTTAATGTTAAATTGTCTGCTCGTCCTTGCTCAATCAATCTACTAATTCTGTTAGCCATTCTTGTAGTTATACCTGCTAATACTAGTTGTCGTGTATTAAAATAATTTTGAACAAGTTCCTCAAAATCTGTGCTTCTTCCAAATACAAGTGCTTCTTGTTTTTGATTATTAAAATATTTATCTTCGTTAGCTTTATAAACAACTTGAAAGATTCTTCTGTAATGAGTCAGTATTAGTGGCATAAAATCTTCATTCAAAGATTGTGTTGCTACACCATCATCATAGATACCAAATTCTCTGTAAGTATATAATTGTGTGTTAAGGAATTTTCTGAATAAAGTGTTTAGTCTTTTAAAGAATCTTTTTTCTAGATTATTTCTTAGTGCAAGTTGTCGTCTTGTTTCTGCTCTGTTACTAATTGACCTTTGTCTAAAGGTATTAAATCTTTTTTGATTGAGCTTCATGTCTTACTGGATAGCGGATGTCCTTTTGGGAATAAATCAGTATCGTGTTTACCACCTCTAAACTTACCAGTTGATAATGCTCTTAAAAAACTATTGACACGTGCATATGCCCATTGGTCTGATGAATTAACACTTGGTCTTACACTTTGTGGATTGGTTCTATACGCACCTACTCCTCTTCTAAAGACGGCTTCTAACATTCTAAGAGTTACTCTTTTTGTTTTGCTGTTACCATATTTCTCATTATGGTCTTTAACTTTGTCTTCTAAAGCTGTTTTAACTTTACCTGATAAAGCCTTTTCATCTTCTTTAGATTCTATGTGTTCTTGTAAAGCAAACTCTTTATCTTCTTCAGTTATTATTTGTTGACGTTTTCTTTTTGCCCAAGCAAAGCCTGAATCACCACCCCAAAGCAACCATGCAATCTTTCCTGCACTTGGATATCCTTCTTCACCTTGTCTAAAACCTTGTGCTTCTTTATCTACTTCATGTCTACTAAAAAAACTGTACATTCTTTTAACTGTAGATATAGATAGTCTTTCTCTTGCTATTAATTGATTTGCACGAGCAACACCGACAGCAGTGCCACCCCTATTGAACTTTTTTCTAAGTTCAAGCCCTCTCTTAGCTTCTTCTGCCATTTCACTGGTAGGAATTGTGTTTATATCTGATAATGCTTTTTCTTCTTGTAAAAAGAAATCAATCTCTTTATCTATTTCATCTTCATCATAATCTTCAAGGTCTTCTTCATTGATTGGGTTTTCAGGTTTTTCTACTCCTTCGTCACCTATAGGGAATAAGTTGGCTGATATATATAAATCATCAGCACCTTGTACTGGTTCTAATCCAATAATCTCTCTAGCTTCGTTTCTTGTCATAATGCCTTCACGAACTGCTGATGTTACATTCTCATACGTCTTTCTTTTTCTTTCAGCTAAAGCAGGTATTGAATCAATATCAAATTCAATAGATAGTCTTTCATCAAACATAGGCACTAACCATTCATTCAGGTCTGATGATATCTTTCTTAAATGTGGGATAATTGTTTCTTCATATAAAGCAAGTCTTGCTTCAGCTACATTAGAATAAGTTTGTGAATCAGGTACACCAACTAATTGACTTGGAACACCAAAACATAAAGCTATATCGGTAGTTGCCATATTCTTTAATGCATGGAAATCCATATCTTTTGGACTTAAACCCATTTCTTTCCAGTCAAAGTCACCTTCAAGAAGCATAGGTCTACCTGCATTACCTGCACCACTAAATCGGTTGTTTAGGTCTGTTAGTAATTGTTGTCTTTGTGATTCTGTAAGGTTAACTGCAAATCCTGAATCATCTTGTGGTTTAAATATTACAGCACCACTTGGTCTTGCACCATTCTGCAATAAATTGACATTATGTTTACTAGCCATATTAAACTGGTCTACTTCAACAGCAGCAGCACTCATTGGACTTAATCCATAATAATCATCTAAAGGATTCCAAAGTTTTACATGCTTAACTTCACTAAAACCATTTTCTTGGTCAACTTCATATACTTTTTGTATTTTTCCATTTATGACATATTCGTATTTATCAGGAATAGCATTACCGCTTCCTTTGATATTAATTCTGTCAGGTCTTAATTGATGTAATTCTTTAGGTGTTCCAGTAACACCACCTACTTTAAGAATGTAAGCATTACCACTAAGCAACACATAACCAAATAAGGAGTTAAAAAACTCTGAGTAGGACTGTAAAGGATTGGGTCTGTTAAGTAAGTCAATAAGTGGATGTTGTTCAATTATTTGTTCTCCTGCTTTAACAATAAAAGGCACAGCACTTGCACCTTTAGATATTTCATTTACACATCTGTAAACGATTGCGTTCTTTAAATATCCTTCTTTTGCTAAGTCTTGATATTTGTAGTTTTTAGGTTCTTCTGTGCCTACTCCAAAATAACCCATCATATTTGAGTTCTTTTGTTCTTGTGCAGGTTGTATGTTAAAAAGTCTTTGAAAAAATGTTTGTTGTGCCATCAGCTTATTCTCCAGTTTACTTGTCCTTTAGATTTACTTAGTTCGGTCAATCCCCATACTAAAGCATCTAACCTATCAGGTGAACTATTTGTTTCGCCAGTATAACTGCACATTTGCGATTCTAACTCAGGGAATATACCTATATGGTGTACCCTTCTCTGTTCATACAAAGCTGCTATTGGTTCTGCTCTAAGAATTTTACCTCTTGTTGCTCTTACACTTCTATAAGAAACATTATAATCTATATTCCTTATAAGTCTTTCTACCAAGTCGCCACCATTGTTCACTTCAGCTACTATTCTATCTGCTTCCCATTCATAAAAAGCATTAATAGCTATTCTACCCCATTTATCTGCACTGTGCCTACCACTTAAATCTTCAAGAACATAATATTCATTATTACTATCTTTTCCTACTACTACTATACCAGTTTCATCAGAATCTGCATTAGCTGTAACAGCAGGGTCTATAGCTACTATTATTTGTGTTAGTTCCTTTTCAGTATCATCACTCATTCTTGCTTCATCAATCAAATCAGTATTCCACAAAGCACCATCAAGATTGTCAATAATCTCTGCATATAATTCTTGTCTGCCTAAAGTCGTACCTTCATATTTATCTTTTAACATTGTCAAAGCACTTTCTGCTAAATTATCTTCGTTTTCAAAAGTATTACCTGAAGTTACGTGTACATCATCTCTAACTACTAACTCTTTAATTAATTTAGTTGGTTTAGGTGTTGTAGTTATTACGCATTGTGGATTGTCACCAAGTCTTAACCCAAACATCAATTGGTCAAAGGCTTCAGGATAACGCCATGCAGCTACTTCGTCACACCATGCTCTATGAAACTGTGGTCCCCTTAATCTATCAGGCTCTTGAGCAGCGTATCCAGTTATCTTAGAACCATTAAACAATCTTATCTCTGATGTACTTGATGAATATCCTTTCATGTCAACTGAATCTAAAAAACATTCTTTGGGTATGATAGAAAGTAAACCTGATTGACCGCCAAAACAAACACGTCTTAAATCTCCATGTGTTGGAGCAACAACAGCACAATTTACATTGTTGTTACGTAGAGCATAAAGAGCAATGTCTTGAGCACCTGTTCTAGTTTTACCCCAGCCACGACCAGCTAATATTAACCAAATATAATGTTTAATAAATTTGGGTTGAAGCTGTTTATCCCTTGCTGTTTCTAACCAACTAATGCGTAGATTGTATGCTTCTGACTCTGCTGTCCTCAACTTCGTCAAGGAGTTCCATAGCTCTTCGGAACGCTTCGTTTGTGTTTTCGTTGATTGTTGCATCTATATTATGTGTTGCTTCTCCTAAAGCCAGTTTTGAAACTCTTTGTGTAATTGCTATTGCTTGTGCTATTGACGTTATCTGATTAGGTGCTAAACCTTTTTTATTATTTTGTATGTCGTTATTATTTTGTTGTAATGTTTGTGCGATGGTTACAAATACAGCGTCAGCAAGTTGTAAAGTTCTATCGTCAGTTTTCATGGATTTATTAGCCATGTCTTTACTACGTTTTTTATCAAGTTCTTTTACATATTCTGCTTGTAGTTGTTCCTTTTGAACTTTCCACCCTTCAGTTCTTGCAACTCTATAGACTGTGCTTTTTGCTACGTTATATTGTTTGCACAATTCATCAAGTGTTGGAAATATTTTTTTTTCTTCACCATCAATACCATGAACAAAATCATTTCTGATTTTTAACTTTTTTGTGTCTGTAAGTTTTGTTTGTTTAGTTTTAGTGACCATAATTTCTCATATATTATCAGATAAATATTCCAAAAACGCTTAATTTTACGATAAATAGTAAAAAAAACATAATTATTATTCCAAAAAGGGTTTACTTTTACATAAATATGAGCAATACTATATGTATAAATTGATAAAACGCTTTAATTAGCAAGGAAAAATAAAATGACAAACCAAGAAAAAAATCAAACATTACAAACTCTTAATGAAATAACTGTTCTCTTAGAAAAAGCTAAGTCTAAATTTGAAAAAGAATTATCACAAACTGCAAGAGTTAAATATGCTTTTACTTATGCTGATATAACAAAAGCAGAAGAAAGCCTTATTAATATCAATTATGAATTATTTTAAGGATAATAAAATGAAAACAATTACAACAAGACAAACGTACACGTTCCAAGAAGCTAAGAAAAAGTTTCTACTAAAAGCAACTAGGCTAGTAGATGGATATGACAAAGTGCCAAGTGAAGATTACTGCTCTGAAAGAATGGGTGGGTGGTTAATATATGACCTTAACAATATGATGATTGGTTGGGTTGGTAATCTAGGTGAAGTTACTGTTTATGACTACGAGCCAACTACAAAGCAAAATGCAAATGCAAAAAACTTTAAAGGAGTTAAATAATGAAATATGAATTTTATGTTTACACTCAAGAAGGTGATGATGTTTGGCATTGGGATTTAAAACAAACTGATAAAGTCATACAAGATATTAATAATAACAAACATGATAATTCTTTTAGTGTTGAAGTCTTACATTGGTTAAGTGAAAACGACTGTGATTACATACAAATTTACCCTATTGATAATTCTAAAGATTTGCCTAAGTATGTACAGAAGCAAGTTGAAAAAATATATCAAGCGATAAAAGAAAAGGACAGGTTTTATAACATATTTAGATATTTCATTGATTATTACAGTCAAGATAAATTTGATGAAAATTATGAAAAAGCTAGAACAAGAGAATTAGAAAAGTTTGGAGTAAACCTGTCAAAAAAAGATTACGAATCACACGATGGTTACTCAAATGCTTTTGTGACCACTGATTACATAGAAGATATACACATCGCAAGAAAACAAGCACTAGAGTTAAGTATACAAACTAATAATGATGCTTATATAAGGAGGGAATACGCTTATGTTGATGAAAAAAATAATATAGATTGGGAATATGATGAAGATTATATTGAACATATTTCAGAAGAACTAACTAAGGAGTATTTATGATAAATGAAATGGTAATGAAAAACGTATGGAAGATTGAAC